ATTTTATAACACCATTTTTAAAGTTAACAAGAAAAGAAAAAAGTAAAACAAAGTAAAATTTTTATGAAAGAGCAAAATGTAGATTTAACTAAGTTGGAGTTCCTTATGACAGTGAACGATAACTTCATCGTTCAACGTTACTTCAACGTTAAGGATTACAACCCAAAGGCAAAAAACTCAGTAGAGCTTTTGGATTTATTAAATGAATTTGTTGGTAATATGAAACAACACCTAAAGATGAAGAGTGTTTCTTATATGTCTGACAATCAGTATGAAATTATGGAGAACCCCGAGGTTCTTGAGACATCTTTTACAGATGGTCCAGAGGTGTTTAATTTGTATTTAAAGTATAATGGTAACATTATGTATCACTACACTTTTGACGCTAAGCCATACCCTCCTAAAGTTCGTTATACTGTGGATATTCGCCCATATTTGAAGGGTGTTCTATCAAATCTTACTGAGGTTTTCTCATCAAAAAATTTAACTTACAATTTGATGAATTACTCACTAGTCTAACAATATTTAATAAAAAAAGACTAGAATGGCTGACAAAAATTTTGATTATTTAGGGAACATATTCCAGCAACAACTTATCAATCAAATCGTAGTTGATAAGAACTTTGCCCACTCGATTTTGGAAGTAATCGACTCCAATTATTTTGAAAACAAGTATTACAAAATCATTATGCAGATGATTAAGGAATACTATAAAAAGTTCGATTGTCCTCCAACCTATGACACTTTAAATCAAATTGTTAAGTCAGAGATTACCCAAGAGCTGATGTTAAAAATCACATTGGACACACTTAATGAAGTTAAGAATGTATCTGATGAGGGTTCACTTTTCGTACAAGAAAAGGCACTTAAATTCTGTAAGCAACAAGAGCTTCAGAAGGTAATGACAAAGGCTCAAAAGATTATTGACGGAGGAGAATTTGAAAACTATGACACCCTTGAAGAAATGGTTCGAGAGGCCCTTCAGGTTGGTGTCATAGAGAAGGACACTGGCGATGTATTTGAGAATTTGGACCAAGTTCTTGAGGAAGATTATCGTCACCCAATTCCAATTGGAATACCAGGTATAGATAATCTTTTGAAGGGTGGTCTTGCAAAAGGTGAAATTGGAGTTATATTAGCACCCACAGGTGTTGGTAAGACGAGTCTAACAACAAAGTTTGCTAACCACGCTTTTAATATGGGATTTAATGTGTTACAGATATTCTTTGAGGACAACCCAAAGATTATTCAAAGAAAACACTTTACCCTTTGGACTGGTATAGCCCCTGACCTTCTTGGAGAACACAAAGAAGAGGTTATGAAAAAAGTAACCGAAGTTCAAGATAAGATGAAAAACAAACTTATTCTTAAAAAACTTCCATCAGATACTTTGACTATGGGTCAAATAAAAAACCAAATCAGAAAGATGATTGCCGATGGGATTAAGATTGATGTTATTATCTTGGATTACATTGATTGTGTAACACCTGAGAAGATGATGGACGATGAATGGAAGAGTGAAGGTTCTGTAATGAGAGCATTTGAAGCGATGTGTCACGAACTAAACATAGCAGGTTGGACGGCAACACAAGGTAACAGAAGTTCAATTTCATCTGAAGTTGTAACAACTGACCAAATGGGAGGTTCAATTAAGAAGGCTCAAGTAGGTCACGTTATTATATCGGTAGCAAAAACACTACAACAAAAAGAACTTAAACTCGCAACAATTGCAATTACAAAGTCCCGTATAGGTAAGGATGGAGTAATCTTCGAGAACTGTAAATTTGACAATGAATTACTTTTAATTGATACAGAAAGTTCAATGACAATGCTCGGGTTTGAAGAAAACAAGGAACAGAAAAATAGAGATAGAATTCGTGAAATTCTAGATAGAAAGAAACAACAAACAGTATAATTATTAAAAAACAAGATTACTTATTATGGAAAAAATATTGGTAGAAAATCCAAATCGTTTCGTTATCTTTCCGATTGAACACAACGACATATGGGAATATTATAAGATGCACCAAGCCGCATTTTGGACGGCAGAAGAGGTGGATTTGTCGGGTGACATTCGTGATTGGGAGAACCTTTCAGAGAATGAACAATACTTTGTTAAGAATGTATTGTCGTTTTTTGCGGCATCAGATGGAATCGTTAACGAAAATTTGGCCGAAAACTTCTACCGTGAAGTACAATACCCCGAGGCAAAATTCTTTTACGGAATGCAACTTGCAATGGAGAATATCCATAGTCTAATGTATTCACTTTTGATTGACACTTATGTCTCAAACCCAAATGAGAAGGACGAATGTTTCCACGCAATTGATAGATTGCCGGCCGTTCAGAAGAAAGCTAAGTGGGCTCTTGATTGGATTACAAACGCATCTTTCCAAGAAAGACTTGTGGCATTTGCGGCAGTAGAAGGTATCTTCTTTTCAGGTTCATTCTGTTCAATCTTTTGGTTAAAATCAAGAGGTATTATGCAAGGTTTGTGTAATGCAAATTCACTAATATTCAAAGATGAAAACCTACACTGTGACTTTGCAATTCACCTTTTGAATAACCATATAGAAAACAAACCAAGTGAAAAGAGAATTAAAGAAATTCTATTGTCAGCACTTGAAATTGAGAAAGAATTTATTACAGAGTCTCTTCCAGTTTCTCTTATTGGAATGAATTCTAATTTGATGAAACAATACCTTGAGTTTGTTGTTGATGGACTCCTTGTTAAATTTGGATGTAAAAAACAATTTAATGTTGAACAACCATTTAAATTTATGGAACAAATCGCAGTTGAAACAAAGGGTAATTTCTTTGAGTCAAGGACTGTTGAGTATCAGAAAGCAAAACTTAATGAAACCCTCTCCTTTACGGATGACTTTTAATTGATTATCTTTTTAAACTATGATGTCACTAAAAATAAAAAAACGTAGTGGGGAAGATGCGTCTTTCAACCCACAGAAAATATATAATAGAATTAAAAGAGCTGCTAAAGGACTCAACATTAATTCTGATGAGATTTTTATTAAGGTAATAACTTCAGTCCCAACTGAAGGGGAGATTACAACAAAAGAACTTGATAAGTTAATCTACGAGATTGCTGCGGCATTTACGGGTAGTCACCACGATTACTCACGACTTGCATCATCTGTAGCGATTTCAGCTTATCATAAAGAGACTGACCCAAGTTTCTCTAATACTATGATGACCCTTTATAATGAAGGAATTGTAAATGATGAGTTCATTAATATGATTAATACTTACGGACCGAGTAATATCGATGAAGTAATTAATCACGATAATGATTATAACTTTGACTACTTTGCTTGGCGCTCATTACAAGAGATGTATCTTTTGAAATTACCAACAGGTAAAACAATTGAAAGACCTCAGCATATGTATATGCGTGTGGCTATTTGGGTAACTAAATCATTTGAGCAAGCGGTTGAATATTACAAGTCGTTATCAAGTCAACTTATTTCACCAGCAACACCAATTATGATTAACGCTGGTACAAAAATTCCACAACTTGCTTCTTGTGTATTACATTACAATGATGCTGATTCTCGCGAAGGTCTTTTGAATACTATGAGAGATATTTCTACATACTCATCAGATGCTGCAGGTATTGGACTATCTATGTCAAATATTCGTAGTAAGGAAAGTCGTATTACATCCTCAGGTGGATTTGCCGGTGGACTTTTGAAATATTTGAAGATTGTTAATGAGTCACTTAGATTCTTTAACCAACAAGGTCGTCGTCCTGGTTCTGCGGCAATTTACTTGGAACCTTGGCACAAAGACATCTTTGACCTACTTGATATTAAAAAGAATACAGGTGCTGAAGAACTTAGAGCAAGAGATTTGTTCACCGCTCTTTGGATTCCTGACAACTTTATGAATGCTGTTAGAAGTAATGATGATTGGTATTTGTTTTGTCCTAACGATATTAAGAAGGCCGGAGTGAAGGCGCTTCAAGAATGTTTTGGAGACGAATACGAGGAAAACTATAATAAAGCGATATCACTCGGAATCGGAAAAAAGGTTAAGGCTCAAGAAATTTGGAACAAGATTATTGAATCCCAAATTGAAACTGGCGTTCCTTATCTTTGTGCAAAAGACAGCGCAAACAGAAAAACAAATCATCAAAACATTGGTGTAATTAAACAATCTAACCTTTGTAATGAGATTTACCAATACACTGATGAGAATACAACGGCAATTTGTACTCTGTCATCTATGGTGTTGAAAAACTTCATTAAAGATGGAGCGTTTGACCACCAACTACTATATAATGAAACTCGTAAGGTTGTAAGAGCCCTTAACAAAGTTGTTGACATTAACAACTACTCAACCGAGAAAGGTAGAAAGGGTGGACTCGAACAAAGAGCAATTGCGATTGGAACTCAAGGACTTGCCGATGTATTCTATTTGATGGATTATATTTTTACATCAGAGGAGGCTCGCAAACTGAATAAAGAAATATTTGAAACAATTTATTTTGCAGCAGTAACTGAAAGTTGCACATTATGTAAGTCAGGTGAATATGAACCATATAGTTATTTCAACGACTCACCAATGTCTAAAGGAGATTTCCAATTTGATATGTGGGGACTTAATGAAGATAACTTATCAGGTAGATGGAATTGGACTTCATTAAAAGAAGAAGTTAAGGACTATGGTGTATGTAACTCATTGTTTACCGCTCAAATGCCAGTGGCTTCTTCGGCTAAGATTACAGGTTCATATGAAATGACAGAACCAGCCCACTCGGCAATCTTTAACAGAAGAGTTGTTGGAGGAGAGATTATGATTGTTAACAAGTATTTGATTAACGATTTTGAAAAGATTGGAATTTGGGGCGAAGACCTAAAGAACGAAATTATTCTAAATGAAGGTTCAGTTCAGGGCATTAACTTCAACAATTATCTTGACCCTGAAGATAGGAACTATAATAAGAAGGTTAAAAGAATTGAACACTTGATTCCAAAGTATAGAACAATATGGGAAATTTCTCAGAAAGAATTGATTGAAATGGCGGCTGATAGAGCACCATTTATCGACCAATCTCAGTCAATGAATATCTATATGGGTAATCCAACACTGTCAAAGATTTCATCATCTCACTTCTATGGTTGGGAAAAGGGACTAAAGACACTTTGTTACTATGTTAGAACAAAGGCAATTTCAACGGGGGCAAAACACTTGGCAGTTGACATATCAAAAATTAAAAAACCAAATGTTACACCCGAACCACCAAAGGTTGATTATTCATCAATGAACCTACCACCAAAACCTGAGAATAGCGAATTTGATTGTTTTGGATGTTCATCATAAAAATAAATCCCGAGAAATCGGGATTTTAAATTTATAACTATGTCAGTATTAAACGAAAATATAGATTTATTTAAATGTTTAGTTAGGGTTTCACATTTTACAAAAAATCCTGAAGATGATAATAAATTTCATAAAGCATATGCTTTTGGTATACAGTCAGTTGCGGGAAAAATATTAACATTTCACATAATGACAGATTATGGAATGTTAAGGTCAAGAGTTCCAATATCTGAAATTTTTATGAATGAACCAACAAAGGACATTCCTTTTTATTTTAAACAATTATGGGACTGTTTTTCTGAAAATGTTACTGTTAAAATTTTTGATTATCTATATGAAAAAAGATGTGAAGTTGTTTTAAGAGATGGGACAAAAATTTGGGCGACTTATTTAATGACAGTTGATTGGTACAAAAATTCATATTCTGATGAACCGTCAGATTATAAGTGCGGTCACATATTAATTGCCGATGACGGTTATTTATTATGTCAACCAAACAATAGAATTTATTGGAGAGACTCTAATTGGATTACAAATAAATTTCCTATTGAACCAAAATCAATTAAAGTTGATACAGAATTACCTTCAGTTGAAACATTATCTGACAGATGGGTTGCCGATAATGGAGATTGTTATTACTATGACCTTAATGAAATTGAATAGTTCCATATTTATATGATATGGCAAATGGTAAAACATATGGTGTAACGTTTCCTTTCAGAGATTCATTTGATGGTAAGTACTTAGACACTACTGATTTTGACACAGAGGAGATTAGGAGTAATCTTATTCATTTGCTATTAACTAGAAAAGGAAGTAGATATTTTTTACCTGAGTTCGGTACAAGACTATATGAATATATATTTGAACCATTAGACGGACCCACATTTAATCAAATTGAGGCTGAGATAAGGGATTCAATTGAAACATTTATTCCAAATCTACAGGTTAATAGTATTTCTGTAACTGCGGCTAGCGAAGAGGAATTTACAAGTGCTCCTACTACTGCTGGTAATATAGAAACAAATACATTTTCTTTACCTGGCAGAGCAAGTATTGAATATACCGCTAAAGTCAGAATAGACTATAATATTACATCAGGAGTATTTAATTCACCTGACTTCATAATTATTAATATATAAAATGGCAAACAAACAAATTTCATATACTACTAGAGATTTTGTAAATATAAGACAGGAATTAGTAAATTTTACAAAAAGTTATTATCCTGACATCGTACAAAATTTTAATGACGCAGCTATTTTTAGCGTGTTTATGGATTTGAATGCTGCAGTAACTGACAATCTACATTATCATATAGATAGAAGTCTCCAAGAAACAGTACTTCAGTTTGCTCAAGAAAGGTCATCTGTTTTTAATATTGCCAGAACTTATGGACTTAAAATACCAGGACAAAGACCTTCAGTTGCGTTAGTTGAATTTTCTATAACTGTACCAGCTTTTGGAGATAAGGAAGATTTAAGATATTGTGGTATTTTGAGAAGAGGTAGCCAAGTACAAGGTGCGGGACAAGTTTTTGAACTGGCTAACGACTGCAATTTTGCTTCTGATTTTGACAGTTCAGGATTTGTAAATAGATTGGTTATACCAAACTTTGACTCAAATAACCTTATTATAAATTATACAATTGTAAAAAGAGAGGCGGTTGTAAATGGAATAACTAAAGTATTTAAAAAAACAATTACAGATGTAGAATCAAGACCATTTTTTGAACTTTTTCTGCCTGAGAGAAATGTTTTAGGAGTAACAAGTGTGTTACTAAAAGATGGTACTGCATATACTAATGTACCAAGCGCTAGTGAATTTTTAGGGGTTTCTAATAGGTGGTATGAAGTGCAAGCATTAGCTGAGGATAGAATTTTTATTGAAGACCCAACAAAAACATCAGACACTCCTGGTATAAAGGTTGGTAGATATTTACAAACTAATACTAGATTTATAACAGAATACACTCCTGAAGGTTATCTAAAAATTACTTTTGGAGGAGGTAATACGTCTACTGATGAATTACTTAGAGAATTTGCTAGAAATGGACAACCTCTCGATTTGTCTAAATATCAAAATAATTTTTCACTAGGGTCAGTTTTAAAATCCAATTCAACATTATTTGTGCAATATAGAATAGGAGGAGGGTTGTCATCTAACATTGGTGTAAATGTAATTAATAATATCGGTGTTGTAAATTTTGCGGTAAATGGACCCTCAACAAACATTAACACAAGTGTTGTTAATTCACTATCTTGTACTAATACAACCGCGGCTGTTGGAGGCGCCGGATATCCCACAACAGAAGAAGTTAGAAATTATGTCACATTTAATTTTTCTGCTCAAAACAGGGCGGTTACAATTAATGATTACGAGGCTTTGATAAGAAAAATGCCATCTACTTTTGGAGCACCGGCAAAGGTTGCAATTACTGAAGAAGATAACAAAATCAAAATCAATATAGTCTCTTATGATTCTACAGGAAGACTAACCTCAACAGTTTCAAATACTTTAATAAACAATATTGCTAATTATTTGTCAAATTTTAGAATGATAAATGATTATATTTTTGTTACCTCGGCAAACGTGATAGATTTGAGTTTTGATATATCTGTGGCTTTGGACGGTAAACAAAATCAGGGTGTTGTTATATCAAATATTATAAGTGCGGTTTCGAATTATATGGACCCAATTAATAGAGAAATGGGTCAAAACGTAAATGTTTCTGAAATTAGAAGATTAATACAGAGTGAGAATGGTGTAATTGCGGTTACTGATATATTAGTTTTTAACAGAGTTGGAGGCCAATATTCTTCTTTGGAAACATCACAAATATATTTAGACCCCGCAACAAAACAAATTGAACTTATTGACGAAACAATTTTTGCCGAACCACAGCAAATCTACCAAGTAAGGTTTCCAAATAAAGATATACAAATTAGAGTTAAGAATCTATCTACAGTTAATTTCTCTTAATCATTTATTTTTTTAAAAAATGACATAAACTATTTATTAAAAAAATAGTTATGCCCAATTCGTATAGAGTAAGAACTTCCTTAGGTGAAGATAAAGTTATACCAATAAAATTAGACCAAGAATTTGATACACTTGAAATTTTATCCTTATCGATATTTCCAAATGATGTCTATACTAGAAATTGTGCTGATTTTGGAGTAATATGTGGAAGAGTTTTTGCAAACAGAGGATTGGGAATACAAAACGCCAGGGTTTCTGTCTTTATACCAATCCAACCCGAGGATGAAGAAAATCCAATAATATCAACACTTTATCCATATAAAAGTTTTGCGGACTTTAATGAGGATGGTTATAAGTATAATTTATTACCATACGTAAAATCTTACACAGGCCACGTACCTGTGGGGACGTTTCCTGATAGAATTGATGCGTTAACAAATCCTGCCGTAGTTGAGGTTTATGATAAGTATTACAAATTCACAGCTAAAACAAATGACGCTGGTGACTTTATGATTTTCGGAGTCCCTGTTGGGGAATACGAAATTTTTATGCAAGTGGATTTATCTGATATTGGTGAGTTTTCTTTAACTCCTCAAGATTTAATCAGAATGGGTAGGGCTACTGAAAGTCAAGTTAATGGAACCACATTTAAATTTTCAGAAAACTATTCTGAACTTCCACAAATTATAACACTAACCAAAACAGTCCAAGTTGCACCATTTTATGGTGAAAAAGATATATGTGATTATTATATTGTAAGAGCGGATTTTGACCTTACGAGTGAGGCGGCAATTGAATTTAAACCTACCGCTGTTTTTATGGGGTCACTCATATCAAGTAACAATAGAAAAAAACTTAAAAAAAATTGTAAAGTACCTGGTAAGCAAGGGTGGTTATGTGATTTGGTTACAGGTCCTGGCCAAATTGAATGTATACGACAAACTATTTTTACAGATGAAGATGGAAGACCGGTTCTTGAGGAACACAAATTAGAAAATGATGGTAAACTTATAGATAGTAATGGGGCGTGGCTCGTTGAACTACCCATGAATTTGGACTACATATATACTGATGAAAGTGGAAATAGGAGAATATCACCTGACGGAAGTGTTGGCGTTCCTATAAGGGGGAGATATCGATTTAAAATCAAATGGCAACAAACAACTTTATTAAATGAGGAAAATAGAAGGGCTTATTTTTTAGTACCCAACATTAAAGAATACGGGTGGACAAGTCCGGAAAGTCTAAGTGATGCTGATGACCCAGCATTATCAACATCTATTCCTGATTTTGTACCATCTTTAGATAATAATACAAATATAATAAATTTAGCCCCCTCTACCACAACTTATTATGGTTTCGAAAGTTCTTCTAACGTTTCATTATACACCGTTTTGGTAGATGGAGTTGAAAGGCCTGAATACCAACAAATAATTCCTATGCCCCAATTAGTTGGAAGTTTAGTTCAAATAAGCTATTCCTTAATAGATGCGGGCAGTGGAGATGGGTCAATAAGATTTAGTCGATTAAATGTTGGACAGTTCCAACTACAGTCATCCTATGCATTTAGTCTAAGTTGGGTTGATTATGGAACAGATGATATGATTCAAGAGGCCATAAACTGTGAAGACAGATTTTATGAGTTCCAATACAACAAAGTCTACACAGTTTCACAATTAATTGACAGATATAGCGGAGGTATATTTCCCTCAAAGACAATACAGATAAAACACATAACAGATAATAAATGTGAGGGAGATTATTATCCATTCCCCACAAACGATGCTCACTATAGATACGACATACTTTTTATACTTTTTAGTTTTGTAATTTCAATTTTAAAATTTGTTTTTATACCTTTAACATTAATGATGCACATTTTGGCATTCATGTGGTTACCAGTTGGGGCGATTATTGTGTTTGTACAAGGAATAACTACAGTTATTGCTAAAATATGTAATTTTGTTAATACGCTGGGTGCAAATTTAAGTTGTCCAGAAGATACTGGATGGCCTCCATTCCCTGAAAACCCTTTTAAAAACATAGCTCTACCATTATTTCTTAACACTGAAGAAGGATGTGAAAGATGTAGGTGTAATATTGAGGTAATTCCGGAGAATCCAAGTGAGTTGGCAAATGCGATTAACAATTCTATTAATCAAATTTTAGAGGGTAATACAAGTGAATTTGCTAATTTTGCAACTAGCAGCGATTATACTCCAACATCAATTGTTTATCCTTTATTATCAAACAATCAGAACAATCCCACACAGTATACTGACGACCCGCTCCAAGGAAGACTTAGAACTATACTTGCCGGATGGAACGGGGTATATCAAGAAGGATATTTGAACCAATCTAATCATTGGAAAAGATTACCCGTTTTTACCAATACCCAAGACTTTTATCCTAATGAAGTATACGGAGGAATCCAAAGAGATATATTTTCTTTAGATTTAACATTAGCGGAAAGGTTAAATTTATTTAATACAAAGGCGAAATATTTTGATAACATGGTTTCAGCTTGGATACCTGCAAATATTAATCAACTTTTTACTAATACCCCGTTTAATCCTGTAGCAATTAACTCAAATGATAATACCCAGCAAAGTAATGTTAATAATGTTTATACACCTGCATTCTTCGATAGAATTGATTCCTACATTCCAGGTTCAAGAGAAGAACTATATGAAAGATATGGTACGGGTGTTGTTGGAAATACAGTTGGAGGCCAACCAAGTTATATCTTGGACGCTGTCGACACTTTAAGTCCGGGAAACACGGGTTGGAATCAGGTTAAAGTTAGTTGGGGTATAGATTTTACTGAAAATCTGAACTCACCAGCGAACGCTGATATATATGGAGATTTTAAATCACATTTTGACAATTTAATTGTTATGGTAGTAGATAGTGGTTCCACACTTCAAAAAGGAGGATTATATACGTTCCAAAATCCTGACCAATCCTCAGACCCAAATAGGAATGTAACTGATGGAATTTATACTTATCCAACAAATGTAACTGTAACATATGCAAATCCAAAATTTGCTGACACATCAAGACCCCCGAAACTAACACAAACATATAAAATTAGAAATAGTAATTACATTGCAACTGGGACCACTTGTTATCCTTCTGATATTGAGTATTTCCAAGTAATCCATGAGATGTCACTAGCTGATTACCTAAATCTTACAAATCCGGCAAGTGATGTTGGGGGGAATGTAAATCTGTACGATTCCGATGGGGTTTACAATAATGAGTTTGGTAAAATTAGAGGTGACTATAGATTTTCCTTACCATTTAGATTTTTGAGAACTAATAGAGGGAAGACTCAATTACATTGGGGTAAACCTGAAACAATATTCCAACTACCTGAAGAGGAGGCTGACCCTATTTACCACAACGCAATAAGTGTTTATCAAGTTTTTTATCAAACCACACAGATAGACTCTGACGGCTCAACACCTTTAGTTTATTGTAACGCTTGCGGAAGAGAAACGACTGCTAACTCATATACTTTAGATGCTTGGAGGTCATATAATAATAGAAGAAGATTGAAAGTTGTTTTTATACAAAGAGGAGTTGACCCGAACTCACCTAAAATCAAAATGGGATTTGATTTAAGAAGGTATTTTGGTTGTAAGAATCCATGGGACCAACTTACCTGTGAGAAAACTGGACTTGCAGCAGGTGTTGACCCTGATACTAGTGGACAAAATATATCTGCCGGAAGTCCAGAAAACGCACCAACATGGAGAGTAGAAGGATTTTTTAGAATGAATATACCAATCCAACCAGGTGGGCAAGTGGATGGTGAATCTTGGACCACTACAAATCCACACGGACTTCAATTACCATATCATAATGAGGTACAAAATAACGAACCAAATCCCTCAACTAGATGGTCAAACATATTTTTTCCAAGTTATGTTTTCACATATAACGCTCCTGGTAATAATTTTGATGGGTCATGGAAAACAACGATGCCAAATTTCTACTCGGCACTCGATAAATACACAAAAACTTATGCAACTTCATGGGTTAATTTTGAGCCAACTTTAATATACCCTAATTTAAATTCTGCCGACGCCCTTGATATGGATGCTGTAAGTCCAGGATGGTTCAACGAAGGAGTTGTAACTTCTAACTTGAAAAATGGATTTACAAAATTTTTAGTTAAAGAACGAGCAAGAAATAAGTGGGATATACAAGGAATTGGAACCGATGGAAAATATAGTTATCAATTTAAAATACCATGCAGCATCTCAACGGGACCTACCGCCGGAGGAGGACTTATGGTAGGAACTGCCCCAAATTTTGATATTGCAGGACAAGCTAATTTTGGTCCCCAAGGACTTTGTTGTTTAGATGGGTCTGGTTCATTCGATGATGGGGAGTATGAATGGGATGACCCGGATACCAGCACTTGTTTAGCGGGCGCAGTTAGATACCATAAAGTAGTTCCGAATTATTTAGTAAATAATGCAAGTGGATATTGGGGAAGAGAATACGTAGAAGGAGGAAGCTTCTTTTCTATTAGACTCAAAGTTAGGTCTCAAGGATTGAGAAGAGATTTAAATTGTAATTATAATTATGAACAATGTATGCAAGGTGGAGGACTTTCCTCAGGTATTTTAGCTCAACAAAGAACCATTGCATTTTCCATTGCCGAACCCAGAATTTCACCAGAAGGAATTAGTTCATATTTCTATGATGATGAAGGTTTGTATTTTGGGTCAAATAATAGGGGATTGTACGTTTCTCCAGTTTATGCCGCATTCCCTGAAAACGTACCACCACCTGCAGGAGTTTCACAAGAAAATTGGTATGTCAATCCCCAACATGAAATTACAATGTCTAATCCATCAAGGATAGTTTTTAGAACCGACAGATTACCCTCATCGGATTATTTACAAACGGATGAAAATGGTAACGCTTATATTTTAGGACAAAATAGTGGATTTAAAGTATATTTAATTGAAGAATGTGAAGTTGAACAAATAGGTGGAGGAGAGGTTGCCTTAGTTTTCCCAACAGATAGTAATATTTCGGACTTAATGCCTAATGGGAATTATAATCAAGTTGCCAATTCACTTGTGAATTGTAGAGATGCCGTTGACTTAAACAGTTATGGTGTTGACGGCACCGGAATTCCCTTTATACATAATTTTGGAGATAATAATCCATCACCTTATAGTCGACTAAATGCTAACTCAGGGCCTGACTACGTTTGGTTTAAAAGAGGGACTGGATGTTATAATTTAGTATCTAAAACATTTGCTTCTTTATTTAATCGAACCATTGATGCAAATGAGTTTGAACCTGTAAAAAAATATAATGATATTAGAAGTGTTGTTGAATGGACCCAAAGACTTAAATTAACTTTTGCACAATGCTTCGATATATTCTCACATACCTTTTCCAACAACTGGATAAATGGTACTTTATATGCTTTTTCATTTCAAAATGCAACAATATTTGACTCCAACAATCAACCAAATAGAGAATATTGTAAAAATACAATATATTTTCACAGTCCTCTGAAAAATTACTATTATAGGTCGAGCCCATGGAATGGGACTGATTTTGTAGGTAAAGCTAAATATAATTTGACTCTTATTGATGATAATGCACCTAATAGATATGGAAATACAAAAAATTTGTTATTCCCAACAACTATTTTAGACATGGGACCAAAAAATAGGTTTATACAAGAAATAGTCTTCTCGGATGAATACGACGGATATATTGCGGATGTTATACCGACCACAAGTTTTAAAGATATTACTACTTTACAAAATTTATTTGTCCTTAGTCGATTAGTTAATACCAAGTTTATTCAAATTCTTTTCCCAACTGGTAATGTTGATGATGACACAGGTAATGAAAGTGGAAGTGATGACCCATCTATTGCTGCATTTTTTGGTAATCAAAGATGGTACAGTACTAATATTAATCCGGAAGGAGAACTATTTTTTGGCGGATTACTACCCGCACAAATAGATGGTGACTATTCACAACTAATATCGATTAATTCTGAATTCGGAGTTTTGGAATATACACCTGAAAATTATGGACAAAATTCTATTTATTTTGCAATTGAAGATGATAACGGATATCCATATTATGGTGTATTTTTTAGTGGAAATAATCAACAAAGGGATTATGTTACACCGAGAAGAACACTTTGGAATCCCACCGCAACAGTACCTTTGGGTAGTGCGGACACGACTAATATTTTAGTGAGAACCCAAGTAGTTCCTTTCTATCAATGGAGAACTAATCAATCATTGGGTGACCCACTCCCAAACATATTCGCAGCACAAAATAACAATTTTAATACAATTACCTCAAATTATTATCCATATGGTTACCAATCACTTGATAGACTAAATCCAGCATCTAGATATTTCAGACCAAATGGTAATAATAGTTTTAATTATAAAGGGTATATATATAATATTGATAATGCAACGGGTGAATTTGAAACAACAAGTCCGAGCGGGTTTGTAAGAAACTATGTCTTTGGTGCTCCATTTCACTTTTATTTCGGATTAATACGAGGAGCGAGCGCTATGGATAGATTTATAACTAAATATGTTGACACAAACTTTGTAAATGAGTGATTTAGGTAACATAAAATTCTTGAAGGGAGGGGCTAGATTTGCCCAAGCACCCGAGAAAACCATTCAGGTTAACATACCACTCTCGGTAACAAGTAAAGAGTCTGATGAATATGAAAGGCAGATTTCTATAAATTTAGCGCAAGTATTCGAAACTGAAAGACAAAAGTCGACTTTATTCCAACCTTCCTGTAAGTTTCAATTTATATTTTCTAATGCCTACAGCGGAGTTGCCCAATACGACTCAACAGGGACACCATATCCGCCTATAAATTATAATTTATATTATGTAAATGAAGTAGAAACTAAATTAACACAAGTACAGTCTGACACGATAATTGCTTGGCCCGGACAATTGCAGTATAGTGAATTTTCATTCATCAGAAATGATTTAAACGTTGAAGGGTATACAACTGGATTTGGTTATCATATTGATGGACAACCAAGACTCTCCACAACCTATAATTGGTCTCATTATTTGAGTGTACCCTATAACAATCTTGATTCAAAAACTTTAAGTTATGATTTTAATGACGGAGGACCAATCTTCAATTGGGTTTTGTCTGACGGTATTCCATTTGTTATTAATAGGGTTTTGTCCGATGGAAAATATTATTGGCAAGTAAGAAGTCCAATACCACATAATTTGACTGCTGGAGAATATGTTAGATTTAATAATATAGTTGTTGTCGACACCACATTTTCACCGGTGGTCGGTAGAGAAACTTTTGAGGTATATAGTTTAGGTAACGGACAATTTGATTCGGAAAAATTTATTTTTAACATATTAGATGTTGGATATATACAAAATATTGGGCTCTCATTTACAAATGGAAAAAAAGGAACATTTAAGAGAATTGTTGATAACGATAATCCTATAGAATCAGAATCTAGATATTATATAAGACAACATAGAATTCTTACCAATCCCTTCGATTCTGTATTAACAAATGCAGGATTTGAAAAAAATGCATTTAATACTAGAAGAAAATATCAAACAGCATCCCTAACCCCAAATAATTTATCAAGAGTTGCGGTTTTAGAGGACTCACAGTCATATAACTTATCATTTAATCCAACAATTAATCTTGCAGGTTTAAGGGATAATTTGAATAGACCTGTTACCGAAATATTTTTTACAGTTGTAAATAGAGGATTTTTTGGGTATTTTAATCCGCCAACACCCCAAGGTAATGCTTTGAAGGAAGGATGGTCTTTTAATATAACGTCAACTACAAATTTTTGGTGGGAGAGAAGTAATGCCAATTCTGACGTTAATTTATCTGTCAACAATTACTCTATTAATGGTTTAACTTTTTACTACAATAATTTTTATTTTGTTAACAATATTATAAATGGACCAATATGTGAATGGAATGATATTGACCAAACCGAAACAGTTTTATCTGAATATTATCATAAATTTGTTCATAATGACGCAATTTTTAACATAGGTACTGGTATTGAAAATCCATTTGGATATTATTATAATCCACATTTTGGAGTGAAGATTGCGGTATATTCTGACTACATTGAAGAAGGTAATCCATCAAATACTGTTGATGTTCCCGATTATGCATTTTATTCGAGTAAAAATGATACGTTAATATGGAGAGATATTTATCCTTATGGTTATGTTGATTCTGATGGTAATGGGGTCACTTATCCTTTTATGAATAATAAACATTATCCTTATGGAAATTTTGTTTTTAGAGTTATACCCGAGGGAACAAATGTATCAACCGAAGGAGTCGTACAACCACCAATTATAGATGGATGTGAATAAAATTAAAATACTGAATTCAACGCCCATAAAGGAAATTACTTTTCCTTTATCCATGAATTGGGACCTATATGACAGAGAGGGAGCTATAATTCAAGAGGAGGAAAATATTATAAGAGAGGTAATCGGGGAGCCCACAAACTACGAACTTGTGAGGTTCTCAAGAAGACCAATTAGTTTATCAATTACTAATCAAATTTATGAATTTAATTTCTATAGTGCTTCAACCGCTCAATGGGTAAATTCATATTTACCAAAATTCACAGAAAACCAAGTTTTATATTACTCAAACCCATTCAAAAAATCTTTTTTCAAATTAGATTTATACGATAGTCCAGACCCTCTAACTCAAAAAATTTATTTAACAATAATATTGAGAACTAATCAAAGTATTGCGGATTTATCTGTATTGGGACAACAGGCTGAATGTAATTTATATCGATTTTATTCGCCATTTGCGGGAAGTTTAGAGTTCACCAATTGCTGTGGGGATTTAGTTATATATGAGATTTCCTTGGGTCAAACAATAGATTTTTGTTCGGTAGAACCATCCACCGCACGTTTCACGTATAGTTTTCCGGCATTGGGTGAACAAACCCTTATATTACCAATAAACGGGACTTCTTTTCCGTTTGAAATCCTTCCTTGGGTTTTTAATTTTTTGGGAACCGAGTGTAGTTGTACTACACAAATAAGTCAAGGACTGAATTATTTAGTCAAACCTGAAATTAATTTGGACCATATAGGAGACCAAAAGGGGTATTTTATACATTGGTACCAAGACAGAGATTTAATTGGGTTGGATGAATTATATATGAGGGCTAAATTTTTTAACGGAAATACCGGAACCTATACGGTTTTTACTAGAGAACCCCAATCCAATTATGTTGGAAATGAAAATAGATTACCAAATGAACTATTTTATTATCAATTACATTTTGATTATAGCAATTTTTATTATTGGTTTAGTAATTTTATAAATGATGATATCATCCAAACTTTAGAATGGTATGAATATTTAAATCCAAATACTTAATGGAAGTTTTTAAAATTAAAATATCACCCGAAGTTTTACGAAATGACCTCACACCTGAAAGTTATAGTGGTGTTAGTTTTGGATATTATAGTGGGTTATCTTATGTGTTATCAGCCGGAACTACTGATTTAGGTAATTGGAATATTGGTACTTCAGGTAATTTACAAGGTAATTTGGGAGGGGCTAGTATTTTATCTCCATTGGGACCTAATACTACAAATATTTTCATCAATGACTTCGATAGTTCAGGATATAACTGGAAAAGTTATGTGTTAAATATTAAAATTGGTTCGCTAATTAATATAACTACTGATTCAGGAGAATTATATCAGTTCAGAACTACACTACCCACAAGTGATGTAGGTGTAATGCAATCTTTAAGGATACCTGTTGAATCAGTAAATGTTACATCTATAATACCAATAGGTATTAGTGTAAATCTTACAATAATACAACCTAATTCTTCACAATTAATTGATTTATCCATTCCTGTTTTATTAAAACAAAATTTCGAGGACATAGGGTATTATTCCCCTTTTGATGGTTATATATCACAATGTGATAACAATATAAATTTTTTATTAGTAGTTGGTGTTAATAATAATCAAGTATGTCTTTATAACACAACACCAAATAAAACTTTTTTAAATGGGATGGAATATACTGTAGATTGGGGAGACGGTTCACCAATTGAGAATGTTACACTCTCTATTTGTCATGATTATTTAATAGACGGAAATTATTCCGTTAGTTTTAATGGGGTTAATGATTTTGGTAATTTTACAACGATAAAAATAATCACAATTCCATTTACAACTTCGGTTTATACTAATCCAAATGGTGAGGTGGGATTTATTACAAATAATGGTTCTTGGTCAGGTACTCCAACATTACAATTATATAATTATTTTTTTGATGCTGACAATACAATTGCGGGACAAGTTAGCTCTAATTTTACATCTGTACCTTTTATAATATCAGGTCAAACCTCTTCAAGAATTAATGAATTGATTCAATATGGACCGAATCAACTTGTTGATGGTCGAATTGTAACTTTAGAAGATGGTACAACTGGATTTACAAATTCACAAAGTGAACAATTTACCGCATACACTATTAACGATGTATTATACGTGGACTTTTCAGGAGGAACGTCAATATTTTATTCTTACTCATATGGTCTCACAACAGATAATATAGTTGCATCTGCGATGACAAAATACGAATATTTAATGAACGTCATTACTCAACCAGAAATACAAACTTATGTATTTATTGAAAGAGGTAAAAACTCGGGAGTTGAAGACTTCAGAAGAATTGGGGAAATTTCTAATACGGGAGATTTGACTGATTACGGTTACGGGTTTTTTGATGTTAGAAATTATGATGATATTTAATAAACTTAAATTTAAAATAAATTGGCAACAGGAAATTATGGCGTTGTAAGACCCGCAGATGTCAGTCCCGAGGATGTTGATATAATTTTACACTATGTCCCCTCAAGGGACCAAACAACTGACTTTGTATTAACTAGATTGGATTCGCTAGAATTTTTAAGACCATATTATAATAATGGGGATACTGGAGGTAATCCTAATGAATTACTAGGTGGACTATATAATTTAACTTTACCTTCAGACCAATTTAATCAATTAGGTATTTACACAATTTATTTTAGGCCTGCCGAGATAAGAACTATAATAGAAGATTGTGGCGTTCTTTCCTCCGCACCAAACACTAAAGGTATTGTAATTAACTTACAAAATGTTCCATCACAATATAGGAATAAATTTGTACAACAGGGATTAGTAGGGTTTAGAATTGAGTACTTAACGGACAGTGGAACTAAGATACCAAATTTTTATAGAATTATAACATCCAATTTTTATTGTGAACCAGTAACTCAAAATTTAACAAACACTCTACAAAAAAATGTTAGATATCGATATACTGACGCTGCAACAAATTTAGTTTTTTGCACCGTCACACCTGCCTCATCGCCAACAAATAAACCAAATGCAATACCATATATAGGGGCACCAAATCAAAATGTCATAATTACAAATACATTTTTTAATCCAACTGTCGTTGAAGTTGAAATTGTTGAACACGATGCTTCAACACTTGCAATTGCTCTTTACGGAAACCAAACCAAATCAATCGAGGACGGAGTTTATACCATATACGATAGTAGTAATAACATTTATAAACAATACAACCTCTATGAAATTAGAGACCAATACAATGAATTATTGTATGAGGTTCGACAAGATAGAGGTACTAATATTGATTTTAGTAAGAACTTCCAAAATATAATTGCAACATGAGTAAGTATGCATGTCCTCCCCAAACCGGAAGTGGCCAAGGTACTTTTTCGGATAATTTGGTTGGGTTACAACTTACCCAAGGAGGGGGACTTACGCAAGGTAATTTTATTTTTACTAATACTATAACTGAAAAAGTTAATAGAAGTTTTCAAACAGGTACTTATTCAAACCCAATAAATTTGGATAATTTGAATATTAGTTCACTCGCTCAAGCGGAACAAATCTCTAAGGTTAACTTTAAAATTTATCCCAATTTTGATGAAACAGTTGTTACTAATTATGTTGCATATGGGCCACTTACAAAAAGACTGTCTGCGGCTGTTTTAAATATTATAAATTATTTTCCCGCGGCTTTAGAAATAACCGCAATTAGACCAAATTACTCATCAGGAGTAACGGCCCAAAATATTTACTACGATTCATTAGAGGACATAACTTATTTTAGTATTAATACTGATTCGATTAAAAACCCATTTTCGATTGATTATACAACTCAATCTACTTTGAACCTTAGTAATTTGGGATTTGAAGTTTCTAAATATAGAAATCTACCAAACTATTTTAACAGTTATATAGTGCAAGTTACAGGTTCAAGTTTTTCAATCGCAGACCTAACAGCATCAACCTCAACAACGGCTGATAATTTATATTTTTCAGCGTTTGGAAATTTGTTCGGGGATTCAGTCACAGAAGTTTATGAAACAATTATAATCAGACCTAATGATTTTACAGTTAATGAAGTTTTTAATTTGGACTTGGATGAGGTCGAAGAGCTTCTTTTGAACAGGTATTCGGTACCACAATACACTTCACAATATAAAGTCTTGTCAGAGGGTGAAGATGGAACTGAATTTTTTAATACTATATATGCGACATGGCCAAAGGATGGTCAGTGGAATATTGACATTAGAACTCCATCTTTTATAAAATATTTAGAAAAATTAGATAATGTAGGACAAAGATTTGATGAGACAGAAACAAACTTAATATCAAGATATTATACGACGGATTCATTCAAAGAATTTGACACCATAGACCAAAAAGTTGATAAAACTTTAAAAATATATGGTAGAAGTTTTGACGAAACTAAAAAATATGTTGACTCTATATCACATATGGTTTCAGTAAATTATACTATAAAAGATGATGTACCATCTGGTCTTTTAACAAATTTCGCGGAAACTTTAGGGTGGAAGACTAATATTTCACCAATACAAAGTGATTCCTTTTTAGGTACACTATATACATCTTATTCTTCGCAGTTTAACGGAATGTCCACGTCACTTCCACTTGAAGAACTTCAGAATCAATACTATAGAAATTTAATTTTAAATTCTGGTTATTTATTCAGGTCAAAAGGTACTAGGAGGGCCGTAGAGTTTTTGATGAATAATATTGGGGCCCCAGAGGCTCTACTTGAATTTAATGAAAATGTATATTTGGTTGATGGTAAATTCAGTATTGATAGATTTAATGAATTATTTTTTACCGTAACTGGAGGTACTTACACTCCAGATGTTCCTGTATATGACCCCAACAACGTATATAGGTTTAATGGTGCTCCTTACACCGCATACACACCGTCAACGGATATTCAAGATGTACCCCTTATAAGGGATGATTATCCTGTAGATGATAATGGATACCCAACTAATGCGTCTTTTAATAGTGACTTTTATTTCCAAAAAGGTTCAGGATGGTTTGAATCAACCCCACAACACAGAAGTCCTGAAATATTGGATACGGTTAATAGTACTTTTACAGGTCAAAATTTTAATATACAAACAGCTTTAGAACCATTTACATATGGTGAAAAATATTTTGAAAGATTTAGAAACTTTCCATTCCTTAATACAGGGTATGAACTTCTAAGAACTATTGATAATAAAAAATCTTGGGCTCGTTCTATTGATGATTTAAGAAAAAATAGTGATGGAAATTACGACGCATATTACATAGTTCCTGACGACAGACTCGTAATGAACGTTAAAAATGTTGATTTGTTTTTAAATCCTGCTCAAGCATTGGCATATGATGTTTGGTATATGTCATTAAATAAATCTTACCCAATACCATTAACAGGATTGAGTGACCCGTACCCAACAACAGGAAACACTGACTGGACCGTAATAAATCCTAAACCACAACAAAAAGATTTCTTCGAGTTTTATCAAACTTTTTGGACTAACATGATTAATGTTAGAAATAGACAAATGGCTTATGACGGTAAAACAAGTGGATACCCAACGCTACAATCTATATTTTGGAGATACTTAACATCATTTAATGATGTAGGTATTGAAAATGATAATTTTAGTTATACAACAATGATTAAATACATTGAGGGTATAGGTGATTTTTGGGTTAGATTAGTAGAACAATTTATACCTGCAACTACAATATGGAACACAGGGACTAAATACGAAAATTCTATTTTTCACAGACAAAAATTTGTATATAGACCACAGAGGGGATGTATACAGGTAAATCTCGATATAAGTGGACCACAAGTTGTTGGAGGACTTGCCCCTAACATATGCAATACAATTGATATATTTTTGAATTTACAATACAATTCTAATAATATACAAGAGGGTATAAACCAAATTCCTTTACAAGGGTCCTGTCCTTCAGGATTACCATCTGTAGTTTCTTTAAGATATGGATTTGATTTGATAATTGTAAAAAATAATCAAACAATAACTCTTACTTATTCTGACCCTCAGACGTATAATTCACCAAATTTAGTTATCAACGGTAATCAATGGGATACATTTATTTTACAGGGTATTGGATTTTTAACTGATGAAATAAATGCGTTGGCTATTTCGGCAACCTATGAACCAACGACTAATAATTTGATATTAGAATCTCAAGATTGTGATGATATTCAATTAGTTGATTTCGAATTGAAATTTATAAACGTAATATATGGATGTTAAAAAATGAGTTTTTATAATGGAATTAATACCTTAACTGGGGATTGCTCAAATACAGGAAGTGGTGGGTTTACAGTGTACCTAACAAATGAGAATTTTTTTTCACCACCTTTTACCGTGCAATGGATTTTTCCTGAATCAGGTACAACTTTTTCATCTACAACTATTTTAAATTCGACTTATAGTGTTACAGGTTTAACTGCAGGAACATATTCCTTTAATGTTTTGGGACAATCAGGGGCAATTGTAGGACCAATCAATTATACAATTTTTATAAATTCTGCAAATACAATATCACTACAGAGTTTTCAATCAACTACTTGCGGTAGTAGTAATGGGACTATAACTTTAAATGCCCCAAATACGATATTTGTAAATAATTATTACCTTTATAATCAAAATGGCCTTGTTAATTCGGCAACTACCTCTAATTCTATTTATACTTTTACAGACCTCTCATCAGGACTATATTATGCTGAAGCGGTTGATTATGGTAACTGCCAAGGTATAAGTAATAGTATTTTTGTAGGTGAATCAACACAACTTGATTTTGGTTTGTATACAATTAACAGTCCGGCTTGTTTAGTGGATAATGGTCAAATTTATGTTACGGGAGTAACAGGGACCCCTCCATATACTTATTATTGGGGGGAAGGTGTATATGAAAATTCTAGTGAATCATTTAAAACTGGATTAACCTCGGGGGCATATTCTGTTGATGTAACAGATGTTTTTGGGTGTACAACAAGTAAAAATACTGTAGTAGGAAATGCTAGTGCTTTAGGGATACAAACGTATAGTGTTATATCACCAAACTGTATGATTAACAACGGAAGTATTACCTTAATAATTAGTGGTGGGTCTGCTCCATATTATTACCTTTTAAGTAACGGCGATTCACAAATTTTATTATCTAACGAAGTAACTTTCACGGGGTTAAGTAGTGGAAACTACGTTTTAAATGTCACAGATGTTGGACTTTGTACTACCAGTTTAAATTTTTCTTTATTAACCCCACAAACTTTTTCAGTTATATCGACTTCTTCAGTTGAACAATCTTGTAACACCCTTGGCTCAATTAATGTAAATTTACAAGGAGGTACTCCTCCATACCATCTGAATTTGAGTGGGAACTCAACAAGTCTATCACAGACAATTTTTGTTAATTCAACCACATTCAATGGGTTAATTGGGGGTACTTATAATTTAACAATTAATGACACGGCAAGTGCGTGTACCTATACGGAAACTTTGATTGTTGGAAATAATTCTCATTTTGACATTGGCCTCTCATCTACAGGGTCAACATGTGCTAACAACAATGGAGTTGTAAGAGTGGACATTATTAATCAATATTTAACTGGATTAACATGGGTTTACAGTTTGTCAAATGGATTAACTAGTGTTCCTACAGAACAAAATTTTTACCAATTTACAGGACTAACTACAGGTTTTCATACAGTGACCGTAACAGATACTACAGGTTGCTCAAAACAACTTACTCAATTTGTTACAGGTACTTCTCCTTATTCTATATTTTTATATACTACTGAGTGTTTGCAAGGGGATGCTGGAACAATAACCGCTTTAATTCAGGAATCTGACGGGCCATTCATTCTTACGTGGAGTGATAATGTAAATGGACAAACAGGTTATTATGTTACAGGTTTGACCGCTGGTACATATACACTAACAGTAAGTGGTGAAACAGACTGTATTACTTCTGTCTCAACCACTATTTCTTGTACACCACTTAGTGGTACAAATCACTCATTTAAATATACTTCAGGTAATAAGACATCCTCATCAACATCAAAATTGAGTTTGAAAAATATGATGTACCAAGGGTACAGTCAAATTGCGACTAGTGGAGATAGTTGTTCTTTGAGTTCTTGTACATTCTATTTAAAAGTAAACATTGCAGGAACTGATTACCAATTCCCTTTTTATAACACATCAACATTTAATAACATACCTGAATTTAGTGAATTTACTACTGTCTTACAAAACGCAATACTCACAATACCGCATATTACAACTTGTATAATAGACCCTATAAAAAATACAATAAACATAGTTTCAGAGTCAGATGGGAATACTGAATACTACAAAGGTGAAACGGTTTTATTTACCGTAATTTTAGATTTCACCATAAAATGTAGGTCTGTAAATAGTGTTCCATGTTAATGAATGAGCACAATAACTATAAATAATATAAGCGGGATACCCCCATATAACATATATGTTTGTGATGTATATGAAATTAATTGTATTTTAACACTTTCAGGTGTAAGCTCGGTACCACCCGCAATCACCCTTTCAACACCGCAAACTTTTTATAATGCACCATCGGTAGTTATAAAAATTATAGACAGTCAAAATTGTGTTTTTAAACAAACTTATACTTGTTTAACACCTACCACAACAGAAACAAATACCCCAACACCAACAATCACACCCTCAGTTACCCCAACATTATCAATAACCCCAACTAATACCCCCACACAACAAACGCCAACACCAACCGCTTCGGTTACACCAACAATGACCCAAACACCAACTAATACCTCAACTCCGATGTCAACACCAACACCAACATTACCTCCTGTAAATGGTATTGTTATATTGGTAGAACCTTTGAGTGGTAATACTCTTATTGGTGATTACTTAAATTCTGAAGGTAGTGGATTTTATGGTTTTGGTAATGGTGTACATCCATCTTTAAATCAATATGATTTTTCTTTTGAAATGAATAAATATGTTGATGCAATTTTTAATTACGGTGGATTTGTAAGTTTTCCAGTATTTTTCCCAAATAGAAATAGTGTTGATAATTTTGGTAATAAAATCTATGAACCAAATTTTCCCACAGTAGGTACTCGAGAAACGTCTATCATAACTACAGCATGGTATACATTTTTGATTCCAACAGGAGCTACTATAATGGAAATAGATGGTATTTTAACCCCGAAAAAACAAATAGAGATTGATTTGAGTCATGATGACCCTACAAATTTTGTTTCGATTAGAATGAGTTCACAAATTTACCAAAACGCTTTTCAATATACTGGAAATTCCATTTCAAGAACTTATTACTACGTATACACCTCTTTCCCATCACCGGATTTTTTGATTGACAATTCAACACCAATCTATTTTAAAGGAAGTAGGGTTGGATGATAATTATAGAATATGTCGCAGCTTAACTATAGTTTACCAAGTTCTCCTCAAAAAGTTTATGGGGCTCCCTCCTTACTGAACGGGGTTTTTTACGGAACACATTTCAATAATTTGGGTGTTGGGGGTATATTTCAGTTATATAATATTTCTGACCTATATTATACCATACCACCAAGCACTTACGGATTAATTCAATATTCAGGAAATGTAATTCCAATAAATTTTGTAAAAGGTAGCGGGGTGAGTTATTCTTATGATGTATTAACACTTAATAGTGATAATATTTCATCGGGTAGGAAACAACTTGGTATGCTTGCATACGTTTATGAAGAAGACCAAATTTATCAATTTGTTATCAATAATTATGATAATCTTTGGTCAGCGGCAACGGCTTCTACAGGTACTGTTACATTTACTGATTTTGGGACAATAGTTAGGGGAAACACCGCAGCTGGTGCTGCTTTTATTTCTGGTTGGACTGCAAATACTGTTGAAGGTATTAGTGGCGAAACAAGTTCAACTGCGGTTTGGAAAAAACTAACAACAGGAGGGGGAGGTGGTGGAAGCGGAATTACAGGAGGAACTTTCAACATCAACACAGGCGACCTTGACCTTAATTCATCTGGTGGGACCATAACAATACCCGGATTTTTATATGGGTCAGGAACAACCAATACAATACCAAAATATCAAACATCAGATGGGTTTACAGATAGTCAAATATTTGATAATGGAACATCTGTTGGTATTGGAACTGTAACTCCTGACGCAAGTGCAATCCTTGATTTAAGTGCAACAACCAAAGGATTTCTTCCACCAAGAATGACCGAGACAGAGAGACTTGCAATTGCTTCTCCAACAATTGGACTTATGGTTTACCAAACAGATGAACCCGATGGAGTGTATGTTTATAAAGCTGCAGGGTGGATACAGATGATATGACATATTCTACTATTTATAGTTAAGATAATTTTCTTAAAATTTTATAATGTCAGATATTTCAAACCAGTTAATAAAAGATAGTTACAATTACGTATTACAATCCGATACAACAACTGGTGTAGTATATAGAATTGGGGGTCAAATTCCCGTCAATCCAATATTCCAATCAGGATTAACTGTTACAGGAGGTTTTACATATTCAGGGGCTGGTGAACAAGTTGGTTACGCTTTATTGACAGATGGTACGGGTTATTCTTATTGGGGTCCAGTAACTGGACCTTCTACAGGATTTTTACCATTAAGTGGTGGTACTTTAACTGGAGATGTAAATTCTCAAGATGGGTTTACTGCTTCTACAATATCTGCAACAACATACCAAAACTATCCTGGAAGCTCAGACCAATACTGTATACCAACTCTTTATGTTAGTCAAATTAGTGGGTGCTCACCTGTAACAGTTCTTACTGAATTAAAGGCCGAGTCAGGATTATTAGTAACAGGTACAACTGAAATAGATGGTTCGGTCACAATTAAACAAGGGGTTACAGTCACTGGGGACACCACAATAAGCGGGTTTCACTATAAGGCTTCAAGTAACGGTACAAGTTTATTTATAACAAAGGATAATGTGACTGGAGGTAATTCGTCCACTGAAGAAATTTCGATTGGATATGGGGGATTGGCTAATAGCCAAGGTCAACAGAATATTGCAATCGGAGGATATGCTTTGAATCTTAATAACACCGGTTCAACAAATGTTGCAATAGGATACAGTGCAGGTGAAGGTAATACAAATGGTGATGGAAATGTTTATGTTGGTACAAAGGCTGGTGAACAAAACAATGGTAATAATAATATTTTCTTGGGAACTGAAGCTGGACAAACATCAACAACTAACTACAGTATTATAATTGGAAAATATGCTGGTTATAACGAAACTTCGGATTATAGACTTCACATTGGAACAAACTCATTAATTTACGGAGAGTTTGACAATAGAAGAATAGGAATTAATACAACCAATATAACAAATACTTTTCATGTATCTGCTTTAACAAATCCGGTCAGATTTGAAGGTTTACAACCATCAAGTGAAACAAGATTTTTAGTGACAGATACTAACGGAGTTGTAACATATACAACATCGTCGCCAGGGGCAGGACTATCAGGTTCAGGTACAACAAATTATATATCGAAATGGACGGGCTCAACAGGACTTGGGAATAGTGGAATTTATGATAATGGAACTTCGATTGGAGTGGGAACATCTAACCCAAATGTTGCTGCCATAGTAGAAATTGCATCAACAAGTCAAGGTGTTCTATTTCCAAGAATGACAATTGCTCAAAGGAATGCAATTACTTCTACACCAGTCGGTCTTATACTTTTTGTAACCGATGGAGATAATGAAGGATTGTATATTTATAAAACAAGTGGATGGGTTCAAATAATTTAAGAAATGGCAAATAACGGAATATACTATAGTTCAGGTAATACTTTAAATTTTACAACAAACAACACTACTTGGATGAATTTATCGAGTGGTGGAACACTCACTGTTAATAATATTGATTTTGACACAACTCCAAATGTACCGGCACCAACGGGAGGAACATTATATTTTGACTCAAATGAAAACGCCTTATCTTATAAACCAATTACAAATAATAATGATGTTACGGTTAATTTAGGTCAAGAAAGTTTAATTAGAATTTATAATAATTTAGGTTTTCAAATTACTAACGGACAAGCTCTCCACATTACAGGTGCAACATCGGGTACCGCAACAGTTTCCTTAGCGGTTGGTACTGGAGGTGATGCGGTACAATTCCAAATATCAGGTATTGCAACTCACGACATTCCAGATTCGTCTTTTGGATTTATGACAGAGTTTGGTGTTGTTAGAGATATAAATTTAACAGGTTTTACAGTTGGGGAACAAGTTTATTTATCCCAAACAGTTCCGGGGGCATTTGCGTCTTATTCTGAACTTTCTTTTACAGGTAGAACATGCGAGGTCGGACACGTTTTAGATAATTCAGCTTCAGGGAAAATACAAGTTACAATATTAAACGAGATTGAGGGAACCATTATTACGACTCAAGAAAACAATATACTTGCGGCAAACAACAGCTCAACAGGCGTGTTTCAATTTAGTGGATTATCAATTACTACTCCATCGGGAACAACATTTAATGTTGGAGCGGTAGAGGGGTGGATTATTGATAACGTAACCGCACCGGCAAATCCAACAATTCAACTTATTATATACCCTGGTTCAACAGGTAATACGGCAACATATGTAACATCAGATACAGAAACATATATTTTACTTACAAGTGGATTAACAATTATCCAACAAACAACATTTCCAACACCACAACAAAGAAGACAAAATTTATATCTTGGAAAATTCGGTCACGGAAATAGACAATTTTTAATAAATGCGTTTAATGAACCTGATTCATCTTTATCTCCATTATCTCAATTAAGAGATATGTTTACCGCAGTTAAATTAGTTAATGACGGAGTACTTGCATCAGCAAACGGAGCGAATTTAAATATTAATACATCTGCGGGTGTATTATATGGACTTGGAATTGGGTATGTTACAAACAAATTAAACCCAAATAGTTTAACAATTAACAGTCAGAGTCCTGCAACTTTTCAGTATAGAACTCAAACTGGTGGAACTGCGGTAAATACAACTTTAATTGACCCATTAAATTACGATGTTGGTGGAGTTATTACGGCTTTAACAGGAACAAAGGCCACCAACCAAAGAATTTATTTATTACAAAACGGACAAATAAGAGTTCAATACGGACAACAAGATTATAATCAATTAGCCGCGGCGGTTGCTGCATTACAAAATGAAACATTTGTTACATTTCCTAATTTTAGAGATAATGGTATTTTGATTGGTATTTTATCTGTTTTAAGTACTTGTACTGACTTAACTGATACGAGCAAAGCTCAGTTTTTCTCCGTTTCTAAATTTGGTGAATTAATCGGTGCTGCTGGTGGAACATCAACAACAACATTACAACAAGCTTACAATAACTCTGCCGACCCTGAAATTACGATTAACTCAACTTTAGATGGTGTTAGTATTAAAAATGGTACAGGAAACGCCGATAACGTAAGTCAATTATTACAAGGTGTTAATTCAGGTGGAACCGTCACATCATTCATTAGAGCTGACGGAGCATTCTCGGGAACATCAATATTTGGAACGGGATTAACGGCAACAACGGTATCCGCAACAACATATCTTAATTTACCACAATCTGTATCAGGGGGTGGAATAACAAATTATATACCAGTATGGACAGGTTCAACCGGATTGGGTAATAGTATCATTCAGTCTAATGGTAGTGAAATTGGTGTTGGTATATCTCCTGACCCGTCCTACCTAGCATGGTTTTATACAACTGGTACAACAGGACTTTTATCAAATGCCACTACCTACGGTATTATAGGCAATGCTGGTTCAGGCGGAATAGGAGTACAGGGAAACGCATCGGGTAGCGGTTATGGAGTTCAAGGGATTAATATTACTAGTGGAGGTGGTGGAGGATGGGGAGTTTATGGTGAAGGTTACAATGGTATTGGGGTTCACGGTAAATCTTACGGAGATACAGGACCAAATATTGGTGTTAGAGGTGAAACCGATATCGAAAGTGGGGGTACTCCTGAAAATATTGGTGGATATTTTTCAGCTATAAATGGAGGAACAAATTATTCTGTTCAATTAACAGACGGAACGGAAGGAACAAATAAAGTTTTAGTTTCACAAACATCTGACGGTAAGGCTAATTGGTCTGATAGTTTAACCGGGTTAACTTCAATATCGGCTACCACATATTACAACTATCCTGGTAGTTCATCAGCAAATTGTGTTACAACATTTTTTGTTACAAATATAAGCGGATGTTCACCTGTTAATATACTTTCCCCATTAAATGTTACTGACGGATTAACAGTTACAGGAACATCAACATTTACAAGTGGATTATCTGCTTCAACATTCTCGGCCGGAACATATCAAAATTTACCCGTTAGTGCGGTAACTAGTGGAACAGGTATTTCCGCATCCACAAGTAATGGGGTTGTTACAGTATCTAATACGGATTTAGGTTCTTCACAAAACATATTTAAAAATATTCAAATAGAAGGAGTAAACCAATTCAGTGCGGGTTCAAACAGTAGTGATTTAAACTTTAGTGGAATTAATATTACAATTACTTCCGCTTCAACAAATACATTAGTGTTCAGCGCTGGAACAGGAGGAGGTGGAGGAGTTACAAGCTTAACTGCGGGAAGTGGACTATCAGGGAATTCTACAACAGGTGCGATTACGTTAATAAATACTCAAGTACAAGGTATAACAGGAGTAACTGCTGGAGATGGAATAACTGTGAGTACTGTTGATAATGTCTCAACTATAACTAACGGAATTGGTGTTGCTGTAATGACAACACAGAATGTTGAAAACCAAACAACAACACTAGTGAATTTACCAGAATTAACTTTTTCAGTCCTTAGCGGAAGCACGTACAGATTTCGATTTGTAATTCACTATGAAGCGTTCAATACTGCAACTGGTAGTAGATTTACACTGAGTGGTGCTGCAACAACATTTTTATCTTACAGGTCAATGTATTCATTAGGAGCCGGTACTCAAACACTAAATCCAGCACTTTCAGCATATAACCAACCCGCGGCGTCAAATACATCATCTACCGCTACCGCGGGTAACATTGCAATTGTTGAGGGTATATTAAAGGCTTCGGAAGATGGTTCAGTTGTTGGTAGATTTGCATCAGAAGCCCCCATTGCCGGAGCTTTTATACGGGCCATGATTGGTTCCTATGTTGAATATCAAAAAATTGCTTGATTATGAAAAAATATTTGATTTACAATTATGTTGGAAACAGTTTTTGGGGAGGAACCCAAAAAGGATTCTCGGAAGGATTTATTTATAATGATAAAATATTAGTTTTTGATTCACGTTTGGAGGCTGAAGACGAGATATCTAATAATGTGATTTCGAATTACGAGGGAGTGTTCGAAGTAATTGAAGTTTTTAGAAACATATGAGTTGTAGTATTCAAATAAATTCAATATCAGGAACATCTCCTTTTAATGTTTATTTCTGTGATAATTTATTTTATCAATGTATTTTAGTTGATACTTTGGTTTCACCAACATTTCCTGTATCGGTAGAATTACCAACACAATTTGTCGGTACAACCTATCTTACCATAAAAGTTATAGACGCTAACGGATGTCAATCGTTCATACCCATAACATTCCCAACTGCTACCCCAACGCCAACAATATCATTAACTCCGTCTTTAACACCCACTCTTACCCCAACGCCAACCCCTACATCAACAAGTCCATAAAAACACTACAAAAAAATTAAAATTCAGTTATTTATAGGTAATGGCACTTGGATTTAGAGATTGCTGTAATTCAGCAAGTTATTTTTTATTAAACGGTATTCCTGGTACAGTTTCTCAAAATGAAGTTTATGAGATTATTACATTAGAAGGACCGATTTTTTGCGCGACGTATTCTACTTTACCTGTATTAAACTATTCTCCCCCAACGTATAATTTGGTGGAAATGACAATGCAAGATAACTCAACTGGTAATGGTTGTTCCAATTGTATTGCAAATAATCCATGCCCATCAGTCCAAAACATCCAACTGTCCCAATTTGGACCTGGTTCAATTGCAGTCGGAACAGACTGCGATATTAGAACTATGTATCCAATGTCAGTAAGTTGTGATATAACAAACCCATCATTTGATGGGTTTGCAGACGGTACTGTTAGACTTATCGTAACGGGAGGTAGTTATCCTTACACTTTTTTTAGTGCGGGAACTAATCCACCGGTATATTTTGGTAATGCTAATCCTGACCCAAATACCCCTGCACCACCTAACAATACATATATAATAATTGATGCTGCTGAGGAGGGAATATATAATATTACAACGGTAGATGCTCAATCGGATTATGTTATTACAACAACATGTGTATTGGAATCACCGCCAGCACCTTTAGAAGTTGTCGTAACACCATCAATTGTAAGTATAATTGGGGAATGTGATGGGTCTTTATTGATATCTATAGAAGGAGGAACTCCTCCATTTACTGTTTCGGTAAATTCAATACCAATCATTACTAATACAATTACTGATTTGTGTGCAGGAGATTACGAAATTGTTGTAATAGATTCGGGTGAATTCCCCAATCAACAGATAGTAACAACAAACGTCACAATTGGGTCACCACTACCTGTCGAATATACCCCAAATCTATGTTTTACAGTTGGTCAAATTTGTTCAACTACCTTTAACTTGGAATTTCAACTTCAAGTTGGGGTTATATATAATTTAAGGGCGGTATATCAATGTACAAATCCTCAAGTATTAGGTTTAACAAACTTATTATTAAGATGGGAAGAAAATGTTTCAGTGGGTATAACACCTTACACTGGATGGGGAATTGGATTACCTTTTCAGTTATCAAATGGTAATGTTTCTTTTAATGAATCTTGTGGGCAGTCACCAATAAATTCGTTTGTTAGATTTGTTAAATCTGACCCTGAAACAGAATTACCACTTGGTAATTATACAACTGATGTTGGATTTTTGTCAGGATTAATAGGAAATGTTGCTGAAGGAACTTGTGCTGAAGTCGGAGGAGGAGGCGGAGGTGGAGGAGACGGAGGTGGAGGAGACGGCGGCGGCGGAGACGGCGGCGGCGGAGGCGTAGGAGGACCATTATCATTTACTTTCCAAGTTGTGCCCGCGCCATGCGGTCAACAATCTGGAAGCATTATTATTGTAGCTCAAGGAGGTACCCCACCTTATACATATTTTACTAACAACGGTGGAGGGAATGTTTCATCTCCAGTCCCAACAATACCACTAACTGTTGGTAATTATACGGCATATGTTGTTGACAGTACTGGAACAGAAAGTGCCACAGCACCTTTTACAATTACACAATTACCTTCAGTTCCAATAAACATGTTATTTACAAGTATTATTGATACTGGGGATGTAGGGAATTATCTTGAATCTCCCACGGCCTCTCAAGGTATTGGGCAAGGAGGACAACCAGATTGTACTACGGCTTGTCCTGAGATAATAATTGCTCAAGGTGAAATGTCTGAATTTAATTATCCTATTAATATAAATATTACAATTGATGGGTTAGGGCCTGGACAAACATTACAAGGATATTTTATAGTAACTCTAAAACTTCAGAATGTATTTAGTGTAAATTATCCGAGTTGCGTTTCAAGTATAGACACCTTTAATCTATTAGGGGGAAGCATAGGGTTTATATATAATGGAACAGGATATCCAAATACACCAGGTGTTACTACAGATGATATATTTAAACCAAGACCAACAAATATAAATACTAACTTATTAACAGCTTCTCAGAGCAATGGATGTGTTAGTAGTCTTTCTGTTTCAATCTTGGATGCCTTTGTGAGTAACCAGTGTAATGTTTCGGTTGCAACCTTTGAGGAATTACTTTCATTTGCTCAAGATAGATGGGATGCATCTAGAGTTCAAACAAAAACTTATACAATAGGTAGTGCTGGCTCACCAATTACTTTATCGAATGGTATAGGTGAGTTTAAATTACAGTTTGATGGTAGATTTAGAACGGCATCTGAGAACTGTGCACCAGCAAAAGGATTTCAGTGGGAAGTTCAGTTTATAAGAACATCATCAGATATTTTATGTACAACATTTAATTTCAATGGGGCAACCTATGTTCCTGGTGGAAACCAAGTCTACAGGGCATCTATAAAACAAGTAGGACAACAGCTATATCCATCAGTAAATGGAATAAGTAATATTCAAATTATAAACTAAGGTATTTATAAACGATGGGATATATAATAAAAGGAAATCAAGGTTTAGTTGTTACAAGATTAACCGATGTAGGAAGAAGAAAAATTTCACAAGGAAATTTTAATGTTTCATATTTCCAAGTAGGAGACAGTGAAGTGAATTATCAACAACTTCCTGATGATTATGATTTTTCTAATGCGATGATTTTGGAACCACCATTTAATGCTCAAAATAATTCGGGTGTTCCTCAGTCTACTAAAAATGAAGTTAAATATCCTTTTTATTTACAAGGAACTTCTGGTGTGACATACGGAATTCCATATCAGGCATCAGGGATTGATGAAGTTTTTAATACCGCATCACCAGCAGGATTTTTTTCACAAGAATCAGAGTATTGTTTCAAGTTTATAGATGATGGTATTTGTATTAATTCACAATATGTTATATTGTTAAGTCAATTTAATGGTGGTACTACTATTAATTTACTTAATTTCCCTTGTTCTGATTCTGCAACAGGAACAATTACCGCCGGCATGAAAGTTGCGGTTTGGATGAGAGGTGGAAGTATAGGAAATTCATGTTCGGCTTCAGTTAGTTGTGTAGAAACTTGTCAACCTGTCTTATTTTATAATGTGGTTTTTTTTGGAGGAAACATCTTATCTTTAGATAGACCTTTACCGAATTTTGATAACTCAGGTATTTTAGGATACGCTAGATTTTTCTTTTATTATGGTGATGTAAGTCAATATGATTTACCGACACCAATGACTTATTTTACTGACTCAGTTATAAACTATGAATCAATTTGTTATCCTACAGATGGATTCGTTAGAGTTTGGAACTTAAATATTCCATGGTCTGAGAGTCCCGCAGGGAGTAACGTTTCAAATTTAACATATCAAGAATTTGATTCGGTTGATTATTTAGGTACAAAAGAATATTATGGGTATTCATCTACAGGACAAACAGATACTTCAGGAACTTGGTATTATAATTCATACGGAGAAAGAATAGATGTCGTACCTGTGGACCAAAAGGTAATTGGAATTGTACACTACACTAATAATACGATTATAAATTGGTATGGTGAAAAATTTGCTTGTGAAGTTTATGATGTGGCAAATCCAGGACAAACAGGACAGGCAAGAAATTTCCAAATAACAATTCCATGGTTATCTTGGCATAAAAATGATTTCTGTTGCTCATCTTTAAATGCCGCTAATCAAAGACCGACAACATTTTATATTGACCCTCCAGGATTTGATGAGTTTGATTTATTAACACCTCATTATATACAATCACCTTATAATAGTGATATGAATAGTCCTGGTATTAGGTATTTTCATTTATATGATACAAACGAAGCTTACACAGACGGACCCCCAAATAGAGTTGGAAAAGTATTTCCTGACGACAGAGTAATTGTATTTGACGATGAAGAAATAGTTGCCGCTTTAAGTTATGCATCAAATAGACATTTTACATTACCGGCTCCAAGACTCGGATTAATTAATCCTGGTACAACCGATGGGATATTAAATGATGATACAGAATGTATTTGGGTTACCTACGCATTTAGGAGTGAAGTTGAACAAGGATTACATTGTAATTACTATCAGAAAATTTGTGGTCCATCACAAGACTGTGGAGGTGGAGACCAAAACGTAATTTTTTCATTTGGGGGAGATTTTCAGTGTATGAGTAGAAACTTATCTTATGGATGGGCTGCTCAAGATTTTTTAATTTTAGCTCAAAAGACCAACACTACAAATAGACCTGACCCTGCTCTTTGGAAAGAGATGGATTTTACAACTACTTTATTTAATGCTGGTTTTATTGACGGTAACGGATTTATAGACCCTGTAGGTATGACATCTTTGAGTTTTACTTTAAATCAAACTGATTATGATGCGGCTCCTTTCTATTCCTTATCGGACCAAGTTGTAGTTCAGGTTGTAAATGATACCGACCCATTTGCAATGAATTTCGGAGAGGAAAGTTTTTTCCACGGATATATAAGAACAGACATTCAAGCGACTATTTATGAAATGAGGTACTTAATTAATTTACCAAATAATCAATTTGTAAATTCTTCAAATCCTACATGGTCAAGTGGAATAACTCCTAGAATGACTGAGATTGGTTTGTATGATTCAGATAGAAATTTACTTGTTACATCAAAATTACAAGCTCCGCAAATTAGAGAAGGGGTCCAACAAGTGGTGGTTAAATTAGATTTTTAATTTACAAAAGTAATTTTATTATTAACTTTTTTCTAACGTATGGCAAAAAGTATAAAAAACTCGCCCAAGATTTTGGGTTTAGACGTGTCAACAAAAACTATTGGTATGGCACTTTTTGATATGTCCTCGAGAGACCTTCTTGAATTAACTCATATATCACCAAGACCTAAACCAATTTCTGATAACAAGATGGAGGAATTATTTACAAAGTCCGCAACCTTTAGGAAAAAACTTGAAGAATATAAGGGACTTGGTATAATTAAATGTGTTATTGAGGAACCACTTCTTAACTCTAATAATGCTTACACAATTGGAACGCTACTTCGTTATAATACTTTAATTAGTAAGGAAGTTTATGATGTTCTTGGAATTGTCCCTGAATACGTATCGACCTATGAGTCAAGAAAAAGAGCATTTCCTGAACTTGTCCAAAAGAATGAAAAAGGAAAGTTTGTCTTGTTTGGAGGATATCCTAAAGATTGTGATAAGAAACAAATAGTTTGGGAACTCGTCGCCAAAAGAGAACCACAAATTCAGTGGTTATATACTAGAAACAATACTCTAAAGAAAGAAAATTTTGATATGTCAGACTCTTACGCAGTAGTTTTAAGTTATCTAAACAGTAAGTAAAACAGTTTAGTTTTTTTTGTTTTTGTTGAGCCCCGATTTAATATCGGGGTTTTTTATATTGGGCTGTCACCGTCGAAAGTCCATGTATATGATGATTGTATGTAAGTTCTTGCATTTTCGGCCGTACCACCTGAGGTATAAGTTAGACCATTAACACCAAATGTTACTCCAGTTTGTAAAGTTAAACCTGACCAACTAATTAAAAGGTTATCATAGTTAGTTGTACTTATATTAGTGTTATCGAGCATATTAATCATACTTGAAACGTTTGAAACATTCCAACCTGAAATTGGTTGATTGAAGGAAGTTGCCCCCAAGAACATGTTATTCATATTTATAACAGAACTAACGTCCCAATTTCCGATTGGTTGATTGAATGGGACATTAATAGACTGACCAAAGAACATACCAATCATATTTGTTACGGCTGAAGTTGTCCAAGCACTAATTGACGGACTTCCACCGTTATTAAAGGCAGTGTTTGAGAACATCTCTTCCATATTCTCAGATGAGGAAGTGTTCCAATTTCCAATGTTTTGGTTGAATAAATAACAACCCTTGAAAGTTCTATAGAATGATTCAACGTTTGAAACGTTCCATCCACTTAATGGTTGATTGAATTTATGATTTGAGGTTAGGGTATGGAACATCCAACCCATATCGATAACATTATAAACATCCCAATTTCCGATTGATTGGTCAAAATTTATAGCTGATGCGAACATTCCATACATGCTTGTTGCGGCCGAAGTATTCCAACCACTTAATGGTTGATTAAATGAGGTATTATTTCCAAACATAGACCTAAAATTCTGAACATTAGAAACATCCCAATTATTTATATTTTTATTGAAAGAGCTAGACGCAAACATATAACTCATATCTTCGACATTAGATGTGTTCCATCCACTAAGAGGTTGATTAAACACGCTACTATTGAACATAGAACTCATAGTTGTGACCGCAGATGTGTTCCAATTATTTATAGGTTGATTAAAACTAATATTTCCATCAAACATTGAAGACATTTCTTGAACGTTTGATGTATTCCAACCACTTAATGGTTGATTAAATGTTGTTGAGTACAAGTTACCGTAAAACATTCTGTTCATGAAAGTTGCTGCTGATGTGTTCCAAGAACCAATAGGTTGGTTAAAAGATTGAGCGTCTCTAAACGTATCATTGAATCTTGTTACATTTGAAACGTTCCAGTTAGAAATATTGTCGTTGAAGTTTCTCGCCCCATAGAACATTGTTGTCAAGTTATTAACCGAAGATAAATCCCAACTATTAACATTATTTATGGTTGTTAATGAATTACAATTTCTGAACATTCCTGATAAATTAGTAATACCTGATAAATTTGGAGTGTCAGTAACACCTGTTAATACCAAATTATTACAATTTAAGAACATACCACTGTTACTTGTAGAACTTCCTTTAATGTTACCCCATTGAACAATTTCTCTGATATTTAATCGACTTGTGGTTACAGAATTAAAATTATAACCTATAACAGAACCATCAATTACTATAGTGTAAGTACCGGCACTAACAAAAGTTTTTGTTCTATTTGTGTAAGTGTTAGATGATGTTGAACCGTCACCCCAATAAATTGTACCCGAATAGGTTCCCGTTGGGATATATGGTAAAGTAATTGTTTGATTTGAGGTTGTTGTTCTCCAATTACTTATAAATGCTGTTGATGGCCAAGGTGTTGATGAAGGGGTTATTGTAGGGGTTACAGTTGGAGTATTTGTGTTTGTGGGTGTTTGTGTTACAGTTGGAGTATTTGTGTTTGTAGGTGTTTGTGTGACAGTTGGTGTTATTGTTTCTGTTATACTTGGTGTAACTGTATTTGTTGGAGTAACACTTGGTGTAACTGTATTTGTTGGAGTATTTGTTGGAGTCGGAGTTGGAGTTGGTTGAATACAACCTGAATCATTTATAATCCAATTATACGGACTTCCAGTTAGTATTGAGTATGAGGCGCTTGCTGTTACACATTCGTAAAATAGATTGGAAGCACCTAGCTCAACATTAGACTGTATTGAAGGGGCTTGAGATGCCCAACCAATTAAAATACTACTAAAATTGGTAATATCAATCGATGTATTATCCAACATAAATGACATTGTATAAACATTAGAAATATTCCAACCACTCATTGTTTGATTGTATGATGATGTATTATAAAACATGTTAGACATACTTAAAACGTTTGAAGTATTCCAAGAATTTATGTTTTGATTGAATGAGGTTGCGTCATAAAACATAGATTCCATATTGTTTACGTTTGAAGTATCCCATCCACTAATATCTTGATTAAATGAAGTTGCTCCATAAAATAAACCAGACATATCAGTAACATTGACAGTGTTCCACGAACCTATATTTTGGTTAAATGAAGTTGCAAATTCAAACATATATGACATATTCCCTAAATTGGATATATCCCATCCACTAATATCTTGATTGAATAAAGTTGCCGAGCAAAACATATTCGACATACTCTGAACGTTGGATACATCCCACCCCCCAATATTTTGGTTAAAGTATGAATCACCATCAAACATAAATCTCATATCATCCACGTTGGTGGTGTTCCAAGAAGATATATCCCCGTCAAATATACTACCTGCAAATACACTATTCATACTTGAAATATTTGAAGTATCCCAAGAATTTATGTTGTTTACAGTTGAAAGTGACGTACAATCTTTAAATAGGGACGCTATACTCGAAATACTAACCAAGTTAATTGTATCTGTTACGGCTGTAATTACCAAATTTGAACATCCCGAAAACATACCAAAATTACTACCTGAGTCACCTTTTAAATTTCCAAATTGTAGAATTTCTTTAATTGAGTTCGAACTACCATTATCATATAGACCAAAACTAAATCCTTCTACCTTACCATTAATTGTTATTATGTAGTCTGTTGGTATATTATATGTGTGAGTTCTATTTGTGTATGTATTTGATGAAAAAGTACCATCACCCCAATCGATTATTCCTGTATAAATTCCTGTAGGGGAATATGGTAAATAAATTGTAGATGTACCATCCCACTTGGAGATGAATGGTACTATTGCAACTGAAGTTGGAGTTGGTGTAATTGTTGGTGTTTGTGTTGTAGTAGGGGTCGTTGTAGAAGACGGGAATGGTGTAATTGTGTTTGTGGGGGTTATTGTTGGAGTTGGAGTTGGAGTTGGTGTTTGGGTTTCCGCCGGCTCAACTGAAGGAACAAAACATGCCATATGTAGATTATTATTACCGGCATCCAATAAGTATATTTTATTATCATAAGAATTATAACCTATTTGTGAAATACTAGAAATTGTTGTATAAGTTGTTGAGTTCAAAGTAAAGTTATTCAAGTCGAAATGTGCAACAATATTTGGAGACATAGCGGCATGAATAAAGTTGTAATCGTAATCATATGTTATACTAATTATAGGTGATGAAAAACTAGACAAATCTATAACGAATTGAATAGAATTTGTTGACATATCCCAAGCCATGATTCCTGAAAAATTATTTGATGGGATGTAGGTAAGACCATCAAATTCATTGAAAATTATTTCTGAATATGGAATAGAATAGAAGTTTCCTAAAACAGTAGTAGAAAAAGTTGTACAATCAATTTTAGTGATTGTGCTATTATTTCTACCCACACAAACTATACAGTTATTTAATGAGTCATATACTAAAGAACCCATATAACCATCACTTAAACCTATATTAATAACTGTAGTATTAGTAACTAAACTATAAACTTGAATAGATGATTCTGAAGAATATAAAATGTAAGCTCTTTGGTTTATGGTGTCGATGGCTACAGAAATAGGTTGGGTTAAGAATGATGAAATTGAAAATACACCAGTGTTTGTGGGTGTGTAGAAGACATCGGTATTATTAGTAGTTGTGTTAGGTACGAACAAATAGTTTTGGCTCTCATCAAAAAATGGCTGAGACATATTTTCACCAGTAGGTAGTTGACCAAGTATGTTTGTAGTCGAGGCTGAAAAATACTCTACTAATCCAGCATAACCTAAATAAGTTTCGCTAACATATACATAACCATTATTTATATCAAAGGTAATCGTATTAGGTGTACCTGATAAACTTGTAATTAAAGTCGGAGCACATATTGGAGTTGAAGTTTGTGTTGGAGTAATCGTCGGAGTATTTGTCGGAGTAGGAGTAGGGTAAATTGATTGACAAGGTAAAAGTCTAATTATACCATTGAAATTAAAACCATTAAAATTATTAAATGACCCTAAACACATTACTTTATTATTTTCATCAACAAAAGTATCAACAACTTTGTTGTTGAATCCTGGTAATGTGTAAAATTGAGTGTTAATTAATCCATCTTTATTTATTTTCAATATAGAACCGTTCTCAATACCGTTGAATGACGAACCACTAAACATTGTTATAATTAGGTTATCGTCAACAGATTGTGATATTGAAGTTATATATCCCACAGAAGAGGAAGTTCCAACATTTAATTGGAATACTGAGTCTGGAGTTCCACTTAAATTAAGTTTTATAAATCCATAGTTTTGACCATAAACACTATAATTAGAGAATGTACCTGAAACATATACACTATTCTCAGAATCTACAAATAAAGTTATTGGAGTACCATCAAAACCAGAACCAACACTAAAAGTAGGGTCAACTGTACCATCGGAGTTTAATTTTATTATTTTTGAGGCTAAATAAACCGTATTATAATAACTGAATGAACCAACTACAATAATTGAATCATCCTCCAAAACTGTAATTTTTGTAACAATTCCATTGAAACCACTTATAGATTGGAATGTTGAATCCAAAGTTCCATCAGAATTTAATCTACAAAAAGAATTTACTGAAACACCATCGTAACTGTTAAACGTCCCTCCAACTATTATTTTATTATTTGATTGAATATCTAAAGTTAAAACAGCGTCTGAAAAACCAACTCCCACTGAAAAAGATGTGTCTAATGTACCATCGGAGTTAAGTCTACAAATACCATTTCTACTAACTCCACTATAGAATTGAAATAAACCACCACAAATTAATTTACCATTAGGTTCCTCTAAAACATTTACAGGTGAAAATTCTGAAATTGTTATTGAAGAAAAACCCGAAGAAGTAATAAAAGTATTATCAACAACTCCATTAGGTTTAATTTTTATAATTCCTGAACATGAGTAAGAATTGTAGGAAGTAAAACTTCCGACAATAATGTAATTTCCATCAGATAATTGAATAATTTTTTGGTTATCAATTAGTGGGTTAAGTCCTGTACCTATAACAAATGAATAGTCTATTCCTGTATTTTGACAAGGTGTTGTGCTGGGAGTTAAACTAATTGTTGGAGTTTGTGAAGGAGTTCTAGTAACTGTGGCAGTTGGAGTTACACTAGGTAAAGGTATACAGTTTAAACAGTCAAAGAGGTTACCACTTTGAATTAATTCTAAAGATGCTGTGGTAGGCGCAAAAATATCACTTATATAAGTAACACATAATCCTTCACCATTAATTATTGCATTGAAAGTAGAACCAGTATTAAATGGTATTGTTTCTTTAACTATGTAAGAATTACCATTAGAACAGTTTAATAATAATTTGTTAAAGTTACTCTCGAATGATGACTGAAAAATATTAAAATCTACATTATCTTGTAGAATACAGTTCTGATTTGTGTTTATTGGTGTTGTACTTGGAGTTGGTGTTATGAAATTATAGAAGAAAGTAGTTGCTGAAACAGTTACCGATTTGTTAAGGCAGTAACTAGTTGGAGTAATTGTTACCGTTGGAGTAATTGTTGGAGTAATTGTAACTGATGGGGTTGGAGTTCCTCCAGTCATTAAACAATCAAAATTTGCCGTAAAATCAAAAGTATTACAAACATCAGTATTTGATGGGGTTGGAGTAGGACAAAATACATTAAAGAAAGAACTACTTAAATCTGGACATAAACTATAACTTGGAGAACCACCAAATATTATACAATCACCACCTAAGTATGTTGAAATACACCATCTTGTCTCACCTGATTTATAAAATAAAAAAGAGTTAGTTTGACAATATGGGCAATAATAAAATGATTTTCCATTATATTCTCCATAATAATCATAAGAACCATTATATTGTGATGTTGCACTAAAGTTAGTAAAAACACAAAAACTATTATTTGTACAAGAAGTATATTGTGTTGTTGTGGGTGTTGGTGTTAAAGTTGAAGAAGGAGTTATTGTTGGAGTTGATGTTGTTACAAAAGATGGAAGTGGTGTTTTAGTTTGTGTGTTGGTTGGGGTATTCGAAGGTGTTACTGTGTTGGTTTGGGTATTCGAAGGTGTTACTGTATTAGTTTGTGTATTGGTTGGAGTTACTGTGTTGGTTGGGGTATTCGAAGGTGTTGTCGGTGCGGAAGTAGATGTGGGAGTTTGAGTTGCCGTCCTTGTTGGAAATGGTGTTTTTGTATTACTTGGTGTTATAGTAGGGGTTACATTAGGTGTTGGTGTTTTTGTTGGTGTTGTTGTTTTTGTGGGGGTTAAAGTTTGACTAGGTGTATTTGTTGGTGTTTTTGTGTTAGTTGGAGTCGGAGTTGGCGATGGTAATGGTAAACATGTGTAAACTGTAGTACAAGCACTACATGTGGAGTAACCGGATGATGGGATGTTTAATATACTAACAACAGAGACTGTTGAAGTATAACCTGTTGAAATGAAGAAAGAACAACCACTATAAATTTCTGTTTCTAAATAATATGATTCACCTACTATAAAGGGTGATGGGGTTGAAACTTGCGTTTGAAATGTGACAGAATCACAACAGCCTGAAAATTTGTGCCAAAGTAAACTCACCTTATGTTACAGAAAAACAATTGTTTATTTCACACCCATCATTATCAACCACTCGCAAACAAAAACTTGGAAAAGATTGTAGAGGGGTTGGCACTGTAAAAACATAAGGTAATTGACTACTTTGAATGAAATCTATATAATAACATTCACTCGACCCCGACATGCATAAATAAATCTCATAGGGAGAAGAACCAACTACATTACTTACAGTTACTGATACTGGCATATTCATAAATATAGAATGGTACAAAAGTTTGTGAAGTTTGATTTGTTTAGTTTTTTGATTATATTTCGTTGATATGGAAGACCAAGAAGTATTGGTAGATTTATTACGGGACATACTTGGGAAAGAAAAACAATACTACCCGAGTAAGGGACAGATTGCCTTTAACTGTTATGTGTGCGATGAGGGTAGAAATAAAGGAAATCTTGAAATTAATGTAAATCACCACGTTTACAAATGTTGGAGTTGTTGTGAGATAAACGGAACTCAAGGAGCCCTTGGGAAACTCGTTGACATTGTTGGAAATAAAAAACAAAAAAAATTATATTCAGTATTCAAACCCCAAGACTTACAAAGGGAAGAAAGAAAGAGAGTTTATCTAAGACTTCCAAAAGATTTTATTTCATTCAAAGACTACAATCCAAGACATATTCCTCATATCCATGCAAAGAAGTACCTCCAAAGTAGAGGTATCACAGATGAAATTATAGAAAAATACGGAATAGGATTTGCAACAGATGGTGAGTATGCTAATAGGATAATTGTACCTTCTTACGATAAAGAAGGGGAGTTAAACTTTTTTGTATCAAGAGCTTGGTATAAGACAAAGAGTAAATATAAAAACCCCGAAGCTCCAAAAGAGTTAATCATCTTTAATGAAAACTTAATTGATTGGAACAAACCAATTCACCTATGTGAAGGAGTATTTGATAGTTTCTTTTTGGATAACTCAATTCCACTTCTTGGAAAGCATTTATCTGAGTTATTATTTGGAGAGTTATATGATAAAGCCAAAAGTGACATTATTATTTGTTTGGATGGGGACGCATTTGAAAATGCTAAAAAAATTTATCAACACTTAAACGGAGGTAAACTACAAGGTAGAATAAAAATATTAAAGTTACCTATTGATAAAGATGTTTGTGATTTACGTGGTAATATAAATGATTTTTACTATAAAATGAATTTTTAAAATGCTCTATAAAAGAATAAAATTAAAAGACATAAAACAAAGTAATTGTGTGGATTATAAATCTAGTAGAAAAAAACTAAGTGAGACTTTTATATCTGAAGGGTATAATCCAAGAATTGGTTTTATATCGGTTGGGTTAGATAATAAAATAATTAATGGAAATCACAGGTATTGTTTATTATTAAAAAAATATGGAGGAGAACATAATATAATTGTTAGGAAAAAAATGATTACACACGGAGTAATAAATTTTATAACAACCTTAATTTCTATTATACTATCACCTATTATTTTTCCGTATTATATGATAAAAGATTATTATAAAGAAAAAAATGAAATTGAATGAAATTGCATCTGAAATAAGACAGATACTTGAAGACAAAAGAAAGGAGATTGAACTCACTTTCGTTGAGGATACCCATACCTACTATATGAAGGATTTGGATGGAGAAATTAAAACTTCATTTCCATCGGTCAGTAAGGTATTGAAAAAATTCTACGAAGAGTTTGATTCTGAAACTATATCTTACAATAAGTCAAATGGAGACCCCGAAGTCCAAAAGAAATTACTTGCTGAGTGGAAAGCTGCTGGAGACTATTCAACCAATATGGGTAGTAGGGTTCACTATATGCTTGAAAAGAAACTGATTGAGGATTACGGAAACTACAAAGAGGTTCGACAACCAATCTTTGAATGTGACTTCACTCAGATATTGAAAGGGGACAGTATGATAAATGCGGGTAATAAGTATTTGAAACTTATGAACGAAAGGAATACTGTTTTACTTGATACGGAAATTGTATTAGGTCATCCTGAGATTGGGTATACTGGTCAGCCCGACAAAGTTTGGATTGTTGAAAACAAACAAAAAACAGGATTTGGATTATTGATTACAGACTGGAAGACCAACAAACCAAAAAACTTTATGCCAACAAGGTTCACCAAGAAGATGAAACACCCATTCCAAGACATAGATGATACCGCACTCGGACACTACTACCTCCAACTTCCTTTTTATGGTAAGTTAATTCTAAAGATGTTAGAGGGGACTAAGTATGAAAACATAAGATTGTATGGTTGTATTGTTACTTTACTTAGAGAGGATTCTGAATTCGAAGAGTTTAGGGTTCCTCAGAAAGTAATTGACACTATTTTAGAGATGGATATGAAACAATATTTGATTTAATACCTTTTTATAACTAAATTTAATAAAAAATTATGAGCGAAATTATCAAACCAAGAATTGAGTTATCCAAAATGGAACCAATTCAATGCGAAAAATGTGGATGTAAGTTGTTTGAAGAAGTATCTATGTTAAAAAAAGTTCCAGCACTTATGACTGGTTCACCACAAGATACAATCGTACCTTTCCCAACTTATGCTTGTAGAGACTGTGGACATATCAATGACGAACTCAATCCATTCTTCGAAGACACCCCAAAAATCGAACTTTAATGATTAAAAAGTTAGTTCATTTTAGTGACCTTCACATAAGGTTATATAAGGACCATGCCCTTTACAAAAGTATTTTGATGGATGCTTTTGAGCAGTGGAAACAAATTACCCCCGACCGAATTGTGTTCACAGGTGATTTGGTTCATTCCAAAAATCAAATGACTCCTGAGCTTGTTGAGTTTATTGCTTGGGTATTAACCGAGTGTTCCAAGATTGCAAAAACTATTTTGATACCTGGTAACCACGATTTTTTGGAAAACAATATGGAAAGACTAGATGCATTGACCCCTGTTGTGGATTCACTCCAAAATGAAATGGTTGTTTACTATAAGAACAGGGGAGTTTATGAAGACCAAAATATAGACTGGTGTGTTTATTCACTTATGGACCACAATATCCCACCTGATATGGAAAAGAACGATAGAGTTAAGATTGGTCTATTCCACGGACCAGTCCAAGGGCTTACAACAAATCTTGGATTTAAGTTTGAAGATGGGTTTGAAAGCTCTAAGTTTGCAGGATGTGATTTGGTTCTTTGTGGGGATATACATAAGAGACAAATATTTGATATACCTGGTGGAAAAAAGGCTTATATGATTGGGTCAACCATATGTCAAAACTATGGGGAAACTGTCACCAAACACGGATATGGCATATATGATGTTGAAAAGGATAAATACACAACTGTTGACCTTGACAACCCTAAACCGTTTCTTTCATTTAGAATAAACTCATACGAAGACATTGAAAATGGAACAGAAAAATTCGTTAACTATTGATATAAACAAATCTGATTCATCCGACATTCAATCGTTCTGTGATTTGAATGAGATAACAGATATGAATGGTTTCATTATGCTTTGTTTACGTAAAGGATTCTATATTGAAAAATATGGATTACTTAATCAGGGACAACTACCTGAGGTGATTGAAAGGGAGTTTGAGAAACAAGTAATGATTGAAGACAGCTCAAAAATTGAGGAACTTCAAAATGAGATTTATATATTAAAAGGTAAACTTGAAGACCAAAAAGAGGTTGAGTGTGGAAAACTCCAAGAAACTATTATGGAATTGAATCGTCAACTTGGAGATAGGAACAGATTAGTAAAAGATTTAACAACAAAGGTTAACGAGCTTGAAAGTCTCACAAAAAGTTCTTATGCTTTCTACCTGAAAAGTTCAAATTTAAAAGACAGATTATAAAATAAAAAACAACAAAAATGGTAAATTTAATTGCATGGTTCGTGTTGGCTTATGGTTTCTCCAACATAATGGTTTACGGAAGTATATTTTCCGGTCTTAGAAACACAATTGCCCGTTGGGGTGAGTTAAACGGATTCTTTAATTTTATTTCAGGAATTCTTGGATGTATGATGTGTTGCTCAACTTGGATTGGATTTTTCCTTGGGGCATTTGTTGCGTCTCCATCTTATTGGTTTTTTGGAACAAGTCAATACATTTCTTGGTTCTTTGATGGATTAATGGCGTCAGGAGCCGTATGGGCAATTAACTCAGTAATCGAATGGTTTGAACAAAACCGACCAACAAATAGTAACAATTAAAATTAATATATTATGCCAAAGTCAAGACAACGTAAAAACCACAAACAAAAGGTTCAGGCTCGTAACGACAGAAATCGAGGACTTCAGAAGAAGTATCAAGCCGCCATGGAAACTGAAATGCAAAAGTATTTGGAAAAACTCAGCGGAATGACCGAGACCCAATCAATCGGAGAAGTAAGTGGACCTGTTCAGTAATTACATAGATTTATCACCAAAGAAAATGCTCAAAGATTTGGACTTAAACAAGTTGGATAATCCCCCAATCCAAGTGGTATGGGAAGATTATCCTGAAAACTTTACACAAGAAAGATTAAAAAGTGTAAAGACATACTTTCAAAAGAAGTACAACACAACTTCAGTTAACTTAGTTACAAAACTAAAGAAGACTGAGGATGTAGAGGACAATGTTGATGTATCCTTAAATATTATGGATAAGAATTATCAGCACGAACTTCTGAAAGGAATACTTGAGTCCAAAAATCAGGGTGAACTCTACGATGAAATCATCAAGATTGACAACTCTGTTGAAAACAAAATGTTGTCAGAACAAGAGGAAACTCCGGCATTTAAGAAGTGGTATATCAAAACAATTGAGTTTTCCAACTTCTTATCTTATGGTGAAAATCAAAAGTTAAATTTCCAAAAGTTAGGTGGGATTACTGTTATTGAATCAGACCCACCTAACTTCGGAGGAAAGACTGTATTGTCCGTCGACCTTTTAATGTTCCTTTTCTTCAACACAACAACTAAAACAAACAAAGCCGAAGAAATCTTCAATAGGTATTCTGATAGTAATAAAGTTAGTGTTAGAGGTGAAATAGAAATTGATGGAGAGGATTACATTATTGTAAGGGAACTCGAAAGGAAAAAAGGAAAGTCGGGGGAATGGAATGTTAAGACTGAACTGGACTTCTTTAAAAGATATCCTGATGGGTCACTGGTTAAATTCACAGGGGAACAACGAAGAGAAACAGAGAACTTCATTAAGTTATCCATTGGTAACTATGATGACTTTTTGATGACAATCCTTACCACTGGAACAAACCTCGAAGACTTACTTGAATCAAAGCCAACAGCAAGAGGACAGGTTATATCAAGATTTTTGGGACTGGACTTCCTTAAACGCAAAGAAGAGACCGGTAAACAAATCTACTCAGAGTTCTCAAAATCTATGATATCAAACATCTACAATACTGAGAGTTTGAAACAAGAGATTGACACTTTAAAAGATAAGAATAAGGAACTTCAAACACTTATTGACGAGAGTGATGTTAAACTATCTGATATAAATGACAGACTTAAAAAAGGACAAGACTATCGTGATAACTTGCTTAAGTCAAAGGTCAATGTTGATAGAGAAATTGCTCTGTTAAACCCTGAAAATGCTCAAAATGAAATTAAACAATACGAGTTTCAGGTTAACAAAAACATTAATGACAGGGACAATGTTAAAGTTGTTGAACCAAAAGAGTTTTATCACGAAGACAAACACGATAAAGTTAAAGATGAATACAACAAATCATTTAAACAAATGGTTGAGGTT